ATATTTGGAATTGCAATAGGATCAACTGGCGCACTACAGAAGTTAATCATATTAGCAACGTTTTGTGCTTCAGCTAACACACCATTTAAGCGACCCAATATACTATCCAACTTGGTGTGATCCATGAAGTCATCCATTGCGCCTTCTAGTTGCGATAGTGCATCATAAAGTTCACCTTGCAATCCTGGAATGCCCAATAGTTCTTTAATATTTGCGCTTAAACAAATCTGTAGGTTGGGAAGTTTAACACCGTTTCCACTTAGTACACCACATAACAATTCTCTGAGTGTAAAACTGTATTCAGCTTGAGCAACAACATTAAGAGCACTGTTGCCTAGTGCAGTTGTTCCACTTAAATGATGTCTTGCATCTAAGTAATCATTTGCGTCTTGCAAGCCGTTTTTAAAATCTGTGTATTCTACCATATTAACCTCCGGCTCTTACATTATTACTTGCACCAGTTGCTTTTGGATTGCCGTGTCCGTGGCCTGCATGTCCAATTTGTCTAAACAGTCTATCAGGACTTGCGGGGTCGTTTAAAATAATAATGGGTTTACCACCTGCACGGGTTCTTCCCGATGTTTCAGTGGCACGAAGAGCGCCACCTCCATGTGTGTTGGTGTCGCCCTCAGTAGATATAAATTTATTGTTTACTCTAACGTTAGTAACAGTAGTACGTGTTTTTGCACCACATACTCTACTATCATCTTGTCTGTGTACGAAGTTTGCCATACACGTATTTATAGTATAAAACTGCTCTCCGCCGGTGCTGTTGCAATACCAGTGGTGCTTTGCATGTAACCATCAGCAATACCTTTATGTGGTTTGCTAACGGCTACCACCTGTGCTTTTGAAATAATTACTGGGTCGCTACTGCCTGTGTCAACACTCATTAACCATGGAATAAGCATTGCTTTTCCGTCTGTTGGGTTAAGTGTTAGTACAGTTGGCTTTACTATTTTTAGTTCACTACCAGTATCTGCATCAAAACGTGCTACAATTTCTTCTCCTGTACTGAGTTTAACTGTAACAACGTCACTTTTTTTAAAGTTTGAAATCACCAACATCTAATTTAATATCTCCAATAAGTTCACGGACGTAATCTGGCTGCAACCTATTAAGTGCCATTCCGCCGCCTTCAATTAATAGTTTTCCATTATGATAGATTTGAGGCATCGTACGATGTCCTTCTGCTATCAAAAATTCACGAGCTTCTGGATTTTCCATAATGTCAATAGTTTCAAATTCAAACTCGTTTTTTGTTAAGTATTGCTTTGCTAAGTCACAATAAGGACAATGAGGTTTAGTATATACTGTAATCATAAACTAAATCCTTTGAATGTATCTTCTGTAACATCTTGCTTTGTGCCGCCGTTAATGTAACTAGTAATTTCTGTTTCCTGTGGAGCAACTTGCACTTCTGCACCAGCGATCCACTTCTGAGTCCATGGTAATGGATTACTTGTTACATTATAAATTTTAGGAAGTCCTGCATTGTTCATACGTTTCATTGCAATATGTTCAATATAATCACACAACAACTCTTTGTTTAAACCTAACATACTACCATCTTTAAACAAATACTCTGCCCAAGCCTTTTCCTGGTCAACTGCATCAGTAAACATTTTAATACATTCTTCTTCTGTCTCTTTTGCAATTTCTGCAAACACAGGATCGTCTTTTTTAAGTGTTTTAAGAAGTAACTGTGTACTACCCAAGTGCAAGTTTTCGTCACGTGCAATAAACTTAATAATTTTAGCATTGCCTTCCATCTTTTTAAGTTCTGCAAATGCCCAACTACAAGCAAATGAAACATAAAAGCGAACACCTTCAAGAATGTTAACACTCATAATAGCAAGCCAAAGTTTCTTTTTAAGTTCACGCAAATCAACAACAACTTTCTTGCCATTAACTGTGTGTGTACCTTCTCCTAGTAAGTTATAGTAACCTGCTGCTTCAATTAAATCATCATAATAACGACTAATATCACCCGCACATTCTACAATTTCTGGAATGTCCATGAGTTCATCAAAGATTTTACTTGGATCGCTGTACACATTACGAATGATATGTGTATATGAACGACTATGAATTGTTTCACTAAATGTCCAAGTAATAATCCAGTTTTCTAGTTCTGGCAAACTTACAATACTGCCAAAACTTTCTGCCGGTGCACGACCTTGTACACTATCTAGTAGAATTTGTCTTTTCAAGTTACTTGTAAAAATGTGTTGCTCATGTGCTGTAAGATTTTTAAAATCTTTTCCGTCACGATAGGTATCTACTTCTTCAGGACGCCAAAAGAATCCCAGTTGCTTGTCAGTAAACTTATCAAAGCTAGGATACTTCATTGCATCATAACGTTGAATAGTAACACCCCCAGTCGGATCCAGGAATGCTAGGTTACTCATCTGACTACCTTTGTTTTTTACGTCAAATACGCTCATTGTTTTTTCCTTTTAGATTACACAGCTTTCACATGCTTCATCTTCGTTAATTTGAATTTCCTCGTTAATAGTGATATTAGCACCTTGTTCTAATTTGTCAAGGTCTATTTCTCCAGCACCATCATATGTATTAAAGTAATATAATTGCTTACCACCGTATTTGTAGAACATCATTAGGTGCTGTAACATAGTTGACATTGGGATCTTTTCATCATCATAGTGTGTAGGATTATAACTTGTGTTTACACTAATACCTTGGTCAATATACTTTTGTAGTACAGCCATAATCTTTAAGTAACCTTCAGGACTTGTTTGATCCCATAGTAGTTCATATTTGTTTTTAAGATGATGGATACCAGGTACAACTTGTTTCAGTACACCGTGTTTTGATTGCTTAACACTTACTAAACTACGTGGTGGTTCAATACCGTTTGTAGCATTACTAATTTGTGCTGATGTTTCAGCAGGCATCAATGCCATTAATGTACTGTTACGGATGCCTGTTTCTTGTAACATGCCACGTAACCCATCCCAGTTCATACGCTCTACATGCGGTACTAGTTCATCAACGTCTTTTTTGTAAGTGTCGATTGGAAGAATACCATCACTGTATTTTGTTTGTTCATTCCACAAACAAGCACCTTGCTCTTGTGCAATCTCTGCACTTGCTTTGATTAGATAGTAACTCCATGCTTCTGCATATTCGTCAATCATTTCTAAGTCTGGGTTGCTGTATGTCATTCCATTACGTGCCATCCAATATGCAAGGTTAATAATACCAATACCTAACGGACGTCTACCCATTGTAGCCATCTTAGCTGCGATAACTGGATAATGCTGATAGCTTAATAGTGCATCAAGACCACGCACTGCTAATTTACACATCTTTTCAAAATCATCTGGCTTTTTAACATTACCCCAGTTGATAGCACTTAGTGTACATAGTGCAATTTCACCGTCTGGATCATTAAAGTCGTTTAGTGGTTTTGTTGGTAAATCAATTTCACAGCATAGGTTACTCTGACGTACAGGTGCTACTTCTTGTTTAAATGAACTGTGTGTATTAGCATTATCTACATTCATTAAGTAAATGCGTCCTGTATCTTTACGCTCGCCTACAAACTGACTGAACAGCTCTAATGCTTTTACTGTTTTCTTGCGTAGTCGTGTGTTACGTTCTGCACGTTCGTATATTTCTTTAAACTTATCTTGGTCTGCAAAGAATGCTTCGTATAGTCCTGGTACATCACTTGGAGAGAACAGTGTAATGTCACCGCCTGAGATAAGACGCTCATACATTAGTTTATTAAACTGTACACCATAATCCATGTGACGCACACGATTATCTTCAATACCTTTATTGTTTTTAAGTACTAGCAGGTCTTCAACTTCTAAGTGCCAAATCGGATAGTAAAGTGTAGCGGCACCGTTACGCACCCCACCTTGGCTACAACTACGTGTAGCACTTTGGAACATTTTATAGAAAGGAACAACGCCAGTGTGATACGCATCGCCTTTGCGGATTGGTGAACCTAGCGCACGGATACTGCCTGCGCCAATCCCAATACCTGCTTTCTGACTTACATATTTTACAATACTACTGGTAGTAGCGTTAATACTATCAAGACTATCGCCAGTTTCAATAAGGACGCACGAACTAAATTGGCGCTGTGGAGTTCTAACACCAGCCATAACAGGAGTAGGAAGAGAAATATCAAAGTTACTGACTGCATCATAATAATCCTTAACCCATCGCAAACGTGTTTCTACTGGATATTTTGCAAACAATGTTGCAGCAATTAACATATATGCCATTTGTGGTGTTTCTTTAATTTCACCAGTTACACGGTTTTGTACCAAATATTTACCACGCCACTGTTCCATTGCAGCATATGTGAAGTTTTCATCACGTTCGTGTTTAATATAGTCGTTTAATTCGTTCCAATCGTCAGCAGAATAGTCTTCTAATAGTGCAGGGTCATACCACCCGTCTTCAATATTTTTCTCAATAAGGTCAATTAGCGGCCATGGCTCAAAACTATCATAAACTTGTTTACGCAGATGATAAACAATAAGTCTACCTGCTACCCACTGATAGTTAGGAGTATCTTCATCAATAAGTTCACTTGCACTTTTAATTAATGTTTCTTGAATATCATTACTAGTAATACCATTATAGAAATGTAAATGACTTTTGATTTCAACCTGGCTAGGACTTACTCCATTAATGCCATCACATGCATAAAAAACTACTTTGTGCAATTTGTCTAAATCAATTGCTTCTTTACTTCCATCTCTTTTTGTTACTTGAATGTTACTCATGTCTGCTTCCTTAAAATATAGACTATTGATGCCGCATCATTGCCGCAAGATTTTTATTATTTTATAATATTTTTTATTTTTTGACGATAACTTACAGTGCAATCGTCACCGGGTAATGTACTTATCACACCACGTTCAAAGTTAAGCAAGTGTTTATTGTCAATCAGTGTGCACAAACGCTGAAAAGAATCACCAAGACATGTTACATATAGTAACTCATTTGGTATATCAGAATTTGCATAATAAATTGTATAACTCATACCCAATGCCAAACTATTCTCACAAAAGTCACCTTGGTGTAGCATTTCCCAAGGTGTTGGCCATTGATTACTATTAACTGGATCAATAGCTATATTAACAAGAGGAGCACTTTGCCACCATTTAACAACAGTGTCACATACTTCCATTATATTTTCTGTGTCAAGGCTACGTCGAAATTCTCTCCACATACCAAGTCGTATACTGGGAGATTCAAACCAAGCCCTATGATTTAATTGCTGTTCCAAAGTTGATACGTATATTTGAAAGTTGTTATCGCATTAGCATTATCAGTATACTGTAGCTTTAATGTATTAGTAATACTAATGTCTGCATTAAAGACAACGTCTACTGTTGCTGTTTCAGTGTAATTGTCATCAATCATTGTTGTGCTTGCACTAGTGTCAGTACCAAATCTCAACTGCCCAGCACGTACACCGTTAGTAGATTCTAAAGTATAATCCATAATTACAACGTTGTAAACTGATGTATCAACTGTAAAGCCAGTGTCTTGCTGATTACCATTTGCTGGTAAAGAAATAACATTGGGTACAGTTGCATAACGTACTAAATCAACTTCGCTGTTAAATTGTGCAGTAATCACTACATTAAGAGCAGGAGGAGTAGCAAATGTAAGCGTAGTGCCTACAATACTGTAGTCAGAAGCGTTAACTTGACTTCCATCTAAAAAGACACCAATAACATTATTTGATGTTAATGTTGTTGGAATAATATAGGCGATTTCTGCACCATCACCAGTGCCTACATTAATTTGACTATTACCTATAAACAAACGCTGGTTATCTGTTGCATAACCAAATTCTCCAGCATCTAATAATGGAAGGTCTGAAAAGTTACCTTGCCTAACTCTAATTTTACTAATACGTGTATCTGCCATTTTAATTTCCTCTATAACATATTTATGTTAGATTATAGAACTCCTCTACACGCTTTGCCCATTTTTCTTCCCATTCTTTAAATTCATCTGGTCCAATCTCAAATAGTTGCCATTGACATTCTCTACTACACATAAAGATTGCTGCATTTTCAATTTTAGTTTCAAACATTGCATTGTGTGCTAGTCCATATGCAGCGGCTTGCATAAAGTAGTCGTCAATCCATTCACGCTTTTTGGGTTTATTGGTTTGTTTAAAGTCCATTATGGTAGGCTTGCCTTTGTACACACCTACTAGGTCAGTTGTGCCAGCATACAAACCAGGATAACATAAGTTTACTTCACTTCCCCATACTTCTTGTAAATGTGGCTCAACATTTTTCTTTACTGTTTCTGCCATCATCTCTGCTTGAAGTATACGGTCACCAGAATAGTCTTCGTTCTTGACCCAAGATTCAAGCATGTTGTGCATAATAGTGCCAACATTTGCTGCTTCAGTGACTATTCTTTGAGCATTTTCCTCGCCCACACGTTTTTTCCAGTTCGCAAGGGCTTGTCGTTTTTCTTGGGGTTTGGTTTTGTCCAAGATAGTTGTAACACTAGGTACTGGATCACCATATGGATTTTCGTATAGACGTTTTCCATTAACGCTCTTTCTTTTAAATTCTTGATATGGATAGGGGGAATTGATTGTTAACATTTACATAATGTAATACAACATTAAGCAAATGTCAATAGCTAATAACCCATTTAAATGTTTTATTTGTAGCTGTGTTTGTTTGGCGTTCTATATCGTATCCTAGATTTTTAAAATAGTCGATAACTTGACGCATTTCATCTGCTTTTGCACGGTCTTCAGCAGTGCCTTGCCAAACTTGAAAATAAGAAACACTAGACGGATTAGTTGCAACCACAGTGGCACCAGTTTGAAGACCTAGATCTACATTTGCTGTTCCAGCACCAATTGATAATTCCCAGGTTGTTGCGGCCGGCGCAGTGTATGTTATTACTAAATTATTTGCAGTATTTTTACTAGCAACAATTCCACTAATACCACCATCATTGATATCAGCTATAATAGAATTGAGATTGGTTCCTGTTGTTCCCAAAGTAATAGTTGTGCTGTTAAGAATAAGTGATGGTGTACCTGTAATAGTAGGATTTGCAACTGTACCAGTAACAGTAATTGTTGGTGTGCTTTCTGTCATATCAGTACCATCGCTTACTGTAGTTTGATAAGCACCATTTGTTGCATCAGTAATAACAGTTTCCATGAGTTTTTTGCTTTCATTAAAAATAGAAAGTTGACTTCTAGCTATAGTACGTGCTTGATTACTGTTAATACTGTAACTCATAGTTTCTTATCCTTTTTAGTAAGTTGTTTTGACGCCATTTTACTGACAGTATCATCAGGCTGATTTGCATCCGGGGGCAATGCATTTGTCAAAGTGATGGTTTCTTTGTTGGCAGAACCAACAGCGTCAATACTGTTTAGTAAATCAACTAAGCTACCCATGTCAATAAAATATCCTCCTGCTTCTAGCTTTGCTAGTACAGTCGGTGTTTTTATTTTTGTAAAGCCACGTGCTTTTGCTCTAACGATAATTTCTTCTATACCGTTTAACACATAATCCTGACCTTCATGTAATAGTTCAGTTGCTTTCATTTGTTACTTTCTTCCTCTAGCAGTCCAATCACCTGTGCCATCTGGACGAATGCCGCCACCGCCGTATCTTTTATCCATATGTCTCATCAGAGCTTGTGTAGATCCTTTTCTATCTAAATCACCAATTCTTTCACCGCCTTGAATACGATCAAACGCACCTTTGTACTGTTTTCCAATCATATCTTGTGCTGGTTCTGGCATACTACTTGTAGGATTACCTGCTGGCACTGCTGGGCCACGTTTTCTAAATGGATTTAATCTACCTAAATCAAATTCATTCATCATATCTAAAAACTGTTCTTTGGTAATTTGGCCTGCTTCTAGCATCTGGAAAATACGGTCTTTAGCTTCCAAGAACTTTTTTTCTTTTATTGCTTGTGCTTCCATCACATCTAGGCCTTCTTTCATTTCACGGCCTGTTGCATTTTCTTCACCTGCTGCGGCTGTATCTACTGCAAAATCATCGTCCATTGACATGTCATCATCGCCCATGTCCATTGCTGGATCCATTGCCATGTCTGTTGGAGCAGGCGCTGCTGGTGCTTCACCACGTGCCGCCATTGTTGCATTGTCTAGTGCATCTTTAGCTGCTTTAGCTTGGTCTAGTAAACTAGCTAGTGCTGCATCAGCTGCGGCATTATATGCTTCAGCTTGTTCAAAACCCATTTGCTCTTTCATTGCATCAACAATTGGCATTAGTTTTTGTACTTGCATCTCTGCTAGGTTTTCAACCATTTTTTGTAGTTCGTCAACTAGCTCTTGCGCTGCTAGCATAACTTCTGCTGCTTCAAGTTCTGCAGATTCTTTTACTTTTGTTTTCATTGTTTTACCGTCTGTACGACCTGGTGCCACTTCATTAATATATGTTTTTAATGAATGTGAAATTAGGTTTAGTTTGTTATACTGTGGATTTTCCCAGTATGTTAGATCACTTTCTTTGATCTGTGTAATTTTTGCATTAGTTGCTGTAAGCATACGCTCTAATGCATTTGTGCTCATTTCGCTGATATTAACATTGTGACCAAATGTATTGGCTAACACTTTATTAATTTTGTCAACACTATGAGAAGCTGAGTTTAAATCGTTTAAATACATTTTCTTATTCCCCGTTATATAGTATATTTATAGTCTTTTCATTATTTTGCGCTTCGCTTCTGCGACTTTACTTTTTGCGGCGCCAGCTTTTGCTAGTGCAATATCTTCGTTTATGCCGCCTTTTTTTGCACGACTCTGGTGCATCCAAGTTTCGTATAATGCATTGCAATATTCCATATCAAGTTTTTCTAATTCACTAATTTGTGATATGCTATTTGCAATATATCTTTTAACAATACCCATTGCAGTTTCAAATAAAGCCAAATCACGATGTATTACTTTATTGTCTTCAACAATATTATAAAAATTCTTTTTTCTACCAGCAAATTCTTCACTAATAATATCAATACGATAATTTTGTATAGTAATACTATCAGGTGTTACTGTTTGTGTCATTGCTACTTTTAAATTAACATCAGAATTTGCTGCTTCATTTAAGGCTTGACTAGTTTCTTCAACTTGTTGTAAGAGTATTTCTTTAAGGCTACGGCTCATTATAATTTTCCATATTTGTTAATATTAAGTTTATAGCCCGTTGTGCCACTGTTAACTACTTTGTCTAGTACACCACGTGTTACTAAATTTTGAGCAATATATGCTTCTCTCTCACTTAAATTTTCTTTTTCTAAAATTACATCTTCAGTAAAATATTGATCTAAAAAATCACTTTCACGACTATTAATAAATGTAGGGAAACCACCTTTGGTTACAAACGCTCTCATTATTGTTCTCCCTCTGGTCCTGCTGGTGCTTGTGGTTGCATTAATCTAAACGGCACGCCAGTTGGTGCATAGCGTTTTCTTTTTGCACTTCTTTCTGCGTGTTTATTAGAAATATTTGCTTCTCTATTACTATCAGCTGCTTGAGCATTAGCACGTTTATTTTGATTAGTTACAGATGATGCAGAATCTCTAGCCATTGCTGTGCCTGATCTCATTCCATATCTTTCTACAATGTCTGATACTTTCATTTTATTTTACCTTATTAAGACGTTGGACTGCTTTACTTGCTGGATTCATACGTTTTGTTCTTTGTGCTTTACGAGCCATCCTTGCACCCATACGTGCCTTTGTTTTTCTAAGTGTTATACGTTTTTTAATGTCAATTGGTTTACTACATTGGCTTGGATCGCTCACTACTCTACCAGCACGTTGACCAACAGCACAACGAAATTTACGAGCAATTTTATTACCCTTACGAGCCCATACAAGTTGTGCTTCCACAACAGGCTCTTGTGATGTAAATTCACTAAAGTTCATAAAGTTATTTATCGGAAAGTTTATGACATTAATAATGTAGCGACAACTGTTAATACGCCAGCGATGATAGTACCACTTGTGCCCATCATGATTTTATTTGTAGTATTCTGTGCTTTGATCATATCTTCTCTAAGGCGAGAAAACTCACGAATACTATCTTCACGCATCCGTTGAACGGATGTCTCAATATTTGTTAGCCTTGTGTCTATGTTATTCACCTTTTCATTCAAAATAAGATACCTTTCGGCACACAGGTCAACGTGTGCTTCTAAATTTTCACGCTCAATTTGAGTCGTTCCGATTGTAGTTACTGACATAGATTCACTCTTCTACGGCTTAAATGCTTCTTAGCATCGTGTTGGTAGGAGCCTTGGTATGTTTTGCCTTTGTAGTGTGCCTAGAAACGATCGTTGTAATATAATACTTTCATCGTTACATAACTATTTATATTAGATTACAAGTTTATTAAAGTATATGTTTCTTAAATCTAGATTTTTTGTTTCAAAAGTAGAAGATAAGAAATTTACAGTTTCATCTAAGTATGGTGTAAATGCTACACCGTCAAAGTCATCTTTTAAAAAATAAACAGGGTCTTGGTCTTTTTCATAGACTTGGCTATGTTCTGTTACAAACTGAAATTCCCACACAGTATGTAGTCCCTTAAACTGGTTTCCGAACTGGTATTGTGCTAGATCTTGTGCATTTAATACCAAAGATTCGTATTGTATAGGCTGACTACGAAGACCTATAATTTGTATCATAGTATTTAAATTTTGCTGCTGATTATACTCTTTGATATTTTTAGATTTTGAATTAGTATTTTTACTATTTGTAATATCTATTAGAGTATAGATAGTGTATTTTTCAGTCAAGTATCACCTACTTTAAGTCAGGACTTCTTCCTCGGACCAAACTTCTACCAAACGCTCTACCCATTTGAAACCCTGCTGCAGCACTTGCCGCACCCATAGCAGTTCTAACAGCAATCTTTTTAGCAACACTGGCTTTTTCAGCATTACCAACACCTGCTAATATATAATTATTTGCTCTTGAATACTGTTTTAATGGTTCATATAGTTCACTTCTAATAGCATTTGTTTTGTAGTACTGAAGCATTCTTGTGTTTACAAGCTGACGTTGAGTAGGACTTAATTTTTCCCAATCAACACCAAGTCTACGCATACTCTTGTAATTTGAATCTTGAATTTTAAGTGCACGTTCTAACTTCATGAATAACCCACGTGCTCGTGGTGTTGGTTTACCTTTTGCTACATCACGTAAATATGCTTTTAGTTCTTCATCAGGTAAGTTTACTTTATCGTTTGTTGTTAATTTGTGCAACGCTTGATATAAATCTGTTCCGCTTTGTCTATAATTTTTAAATTGGTTATTTGCAATAGTACGTTTAGCATATGATTGTGCAATTTTTTGTGTTTGCTCATCACTATTTAAAATGTGCATAGAAATTAAATTTAAAAATGCAAAGTCTGCAACATCATCTACTGCAGTTGCATTGAGTTGTTTGCGGGTACGATACATTTTGCTTTCATTTAAATTGCTCAAGAAACTATACTTTGGAGATTCATCAATTTGATGTCCTCCTTGTATTGCTGCCCATTGTTGTGCTGTGTACTTTTGTTCCATATTACTATTTACCTTATGCAAAATTCGCTGCACTAAATTCCAAGCGGTCAACAATTTTCATTGCATTACCATCACTACCTACCACAACAAACCCTTCTGGATCTGTTACTTTAAAACTGCCGTCTGGCTGTTGTATAAAACTATCTATTGCACGTATTTCACGCATTTTACGTTGGAACATCATTTTAATACGATCTGCTAACAAATACGCTTTATACATTCCAGCAATATCATTTACGTGCTCGTCTAATATTTGTAATACTTGCTGTAATTGTGCTTGTTTATTTTCACGACCACGATCTGATTTTAAACTGTCAATTGCTTTTGCAAATTTTTGTTTAACACGTTCTGTAAATGTTTTTGCAAACTGTGTTGGATCTTGTTGTAATGGCTGTCCGCTTCTAATAGGAGTATTAGCATGTGCTTTTAATTCTTGAATAAGATCAATTGGCATTTGCTTGTTTAATACTTCAAATTGTTTTACATTTTGTCCTAAACTACTTAAATTTTTAATTGCTTGACCAATTTGCGCAACTTCTTTTTTGTCAAATGACACTTGATCGCTAACGTTTTTAATTGTTGCGTCAGTAAACCAAACATTACTACTTGGGTTTAAACTGTCGGCATTAAATCCAAAATTAGCACTCATAGTAGAAATACTGTCTCCAGTGTACTCTGTGTGAAAAACAATGCCCATTTGTGAACTTAATATTTGTTTTCCAACATCACTATCAGTTGGCATTGTGTATGTAATTGTATTTGGTGTAAATGCTACAGCCTGTTGTCCATCAATTTGCACCATTTTAAGATCTGGTCTAGTATACAACATATCGCCTTGCAATACACCTGTAATACCTAGCTCTGGCAAATATTGCAAAGCATAACGTAATTTTTCACGTAACCCTTCTTTGCTAACGTTTTCACCATTTTTAGTAACATCGCCGTGATTTGTTTCAATATCTTCCATGCTCTTGTTTAGCTTGGCATTTTTAGCAAATACACCTTTTGTACCTACAAAAAATTTACCATCACTTGGATCAATACCACAAAAAATGGCAGGACTTCCGTCCCACTTGGTAGTAACATTACTGTCGCCACCACTGCCTGTTAACATTGATAATAGATTATTAAAGCCACTGACTAATTGTTGCACACCAGTAGCACCACGAAGGAAAACAATTTCTTCAGCGTGATCTAAGTGCGTGTTTTTACTACCGCTATCTTCTCCGAAAAGACTTCTTTGTTTAATTCGTTTAATTCGGGATCCACGCTTTGAACGCCTTTTATGAGTCCCACTGATTATATCTTTGATTTTCAACTCTAGCTATTCCTCTTTTAAATTTTCGTGGATCTTTAGTTCTAATACTGTTAATAAGACGTTTATTTAAATCTGCAGCCGTTTCAACATCAAAACTTTCATTAATTAATTCAATTAAATTAATTGCAGTTACAATTACTTGCTCGGCATTAGACTCAACAATCTGTTTTTTGTCTCTCTTAGGAGCCATTGCATTAATTTCTTCTAAAATAGATCTTGTTTTTCTCTTCATAGTAATACTATTTATAAATAATGTTGCTGAAACATTGATGGAAAGCACTTATGGCACTTTTGCATTTTCTGATTAAGAACTTAGGATCCATTGCTAATAAGAACTATAACATCAGTGGTAGCGGGCAACACACAGGCTTACTTTTTTGGCTCATACAGGCTCAAACTTATTGACTCCTAAAGGCTAGCCCGTTGTTCAATATCATACATAGACTAGAT